GACCTAAAGAAAGCAAAACAATACATAGAAATGTTAATTGATAAGGAGCTAAAGCATGATTCCAATAAGAAAAAATAATGGTACGGTTGTAGGAGAATATAACCCATCGACTAATATATTTATGAGAGATCGTAAAGATTCATCTACTTTAAATTTGACACATTTAAAAGATAATGATGGTAATACGGAATTCAACGCATCAACTTTTGATGAGCATTTAATAACAAATATAAAAAAAGCAGTAGTTGACTCTGGTAATAATTTAGATACGTTAGTTCTAGTGGATAATGTTAAAGAACTAAATATTACACGATCAATATCATATAAAGATTTTTTAACACATACAGATAATCTAAAAAAATTATTTTTACATAGAGGTAGAAATCCACATAATTATAAACAATATGAAATATTAATAAGGCACATGAAGGAGGCAAATGGCAAGGCGTAATTGGAGAAAATGTTACGATTGTGGCATAAAGATAAATGTAAAGAAACAAGCAAAGTCTGGACACGATTATGATTGTACAGCTTGCTACTTGAAAGAAAGAAGGAGAGCTAGAAGAGATGGCTAAAATAGGCGTAAAATTAGGATTCACTTATAGAGTAGGAGACCTAAACAACAATCAATATGGAAGAATAGATCTAGATATACATGATATAGATACTGATCTTCCTTTAGATGAACAACTCACTAAATCAAAAGAATATGCTGATAAGATATTTGAATCTGTAAAAGATCAAGTAGATACAAACTTAGATAAGATTTTGGAGGAAACTAATGAGTGAGATAACTAGAGCACAAGTTTTAGAAGATGTTTTAAAAGAACGAGAAAGACAGGACTCCATGTATGGCGACCAGACTAAACATTCAGATATGTATTGGAATGTGATTGCCACAGAAGAAAATGGAGAGGTAGCTAGAGCAATATGGGAAGAAGATGATGGACACATGTATGAAGAAATTATACAAGCATGTTCTGTTTACTTTGCATGGGCAGAAGCTATAAGAGCTAGAGGTGATAAATGAAAGATACAGCAGAAAAAGCAATACAAGATTTACTAAAAGACAAGAATCTTAACTTAACTATGGGCGACAGTAATGTATTTGACTATGGTAGAATACCTTTTGGTATACCAGCATTAGATACTTTAACAGGTGGTGGCATACCAAAGAAAAGAATGACCTTAATATATGGTCCGACTAACGTAGGTAAGTCATACTTATCATCTCAGATAGTTGCACAAGTACAGAAACAAGGTGGTAGAGCAGCTTGGATAGATACAGAACTATCATGGGATGCTGATTGGATGAGTAAATGTGGTATAGATGCAAGTAAAGTAATAGTAGGACAACCATCAAGTGGTGAACAAGCTATGGATTCTATAAAAGCATTAGCTACATCAGGTGAATTTGATGTAATTGTATTAGATAGTATAGCAGGTTTAGTTCCTGCTCAGAATATGGATGAAGACTTTTCGTTTAGTCCTATGGCATGGCAAGCAAGATTTGTTAACTCATCATTACCAAGACTATTACCTAGTCTCCACAATGGCACAGCTTTAGTATGTATCAATCAAGTAAGAGCTAGTATGGGACCTGTTGCATTAGAAAACATGCCGGGTGGTAAAGCTCAAACTTACTTCGCTCATTTCTTACTAGAAGTTAGAAGAAACGGGTGGATTGAAGAATCTGGTGAGAAAGTTGGCTTTGATATGCAAGTAAGACTAAGAAAGACTAAAGTAGGTGGGCAAAACTGGAAGTCTGCTGCAGTTCCTTTCAGAGTTGATGGTGGTATAGATATACTAGAAAGCTACATAAGAGAAGCTATTGAACAAGGATTCATCAAAAAGGCAGGAGCATGGTATACATATGAAGATGTCAAAGCTCAAGGTATGAATGGTCTTAAACAGATCTTTATAGATACACCTGAGTTAGAGGAGCAACTTATAAATGACATTTCCTAGAGATTATACTGAACAAGAAATGAAGGTAGCAGAAGTTCTAGATACAACAGGACTTAGATACGAAACTCAAGCTCCATTTGGTAAATATACTGTAGATTTCTATATAGCAGAAATAGATACAGTTGTTGAAGCAGATGGAGTCATGGGGCATTTAAGAAAAAAAGATAGACAAAGAGATGCTGATTTAAAAGAAATGGGTATAGAACATATTATTCATATTAGGTCAACTACTAAAAGTAATATTAAGGAGGAAGTATGGCAGGCATTAAACAGCTTGGAAAAAAAGCAAACGTAAGAGGTGTACAAGATAGATGGTTATTAAAAGCGATAGATCAACATCTTACTAAAAAGCAAAACCCTCCAAGAAAAGGTGTATTCTTTCCATCATCAGTTTCTAATCCTTGTGATAGGTTTGTATTTATGGCATATAATGGACTACTAGAATCTTCTACAATAGATGGCACTTTGGCTAGAATATTTGATAATGGTGGATTTCTGGAAGAACGAATAAATAAATACTTTACAAGCATGGGTATATTAGAAGGTAGAGAAATATCTTTGAAAAGCACTATGCCACCAATATCAGGTCGTATGGACTTTTTAATTAGACATGAAAAATATGGGCAAGTGCCTGTAGAATTAAAATCTATAAATGCTAGAGGGTTTGAGAATTTAAAAGAAGCGAAACCTGAACATATTCTACAATTACATACTTACATGAACTTATGGAATGATACTCACAAATCAACACCTGTAACACATGGAATTGTATTGTATGAAAATAAGAATGATCAAAAATTAAAAGCATTTTTACAAGAACTTAGTCCCAAAATTTGGGATGACATATTAACTAGACTACTTAATATTATGGGAATGGCAACCATACCTGAGAAATGTACAGGAGATAAGTGGTGTAAATGTAAGGAGGTTTAATGGAAGACGAGAAATGGACTCCAATAAAAGCTCTAGGAAGAGCTAGAAAATCGATTAGTGAATTAGCTATTAATGAATTAGTGATTGACAAATCTGATAAACCTGAATTAATGTTTTCACAAGTATACAATGCTAACAATGAAAAGTTAGAAGAATTTTTAGTGATGTATAGTGGATACAAAGCATATTTAGAAACAGAGATTGCAAAAAGAGAATCAGAAAGAAATGCTTTAGAAGCAGCTTTTGAAGAAGGTTACTCTAAAGCAATGTATACTTTGTATCAAGAAAGAGAGAATGAAGGTAAAAAGAAACCTGTAAAGGATGAAATTAGAGGTGAGATTTTTAGTAAATATCCGGGACTTGAAAACAGGAGAAAAGAAATAATAGAGAAAGAGATAGCTGTAAAAGAACTATCAGGACTATTGAATACATATACAACTGCATATAATACTATAAGTAGAATTGTAGCCTTACGAACATATGGAGGTGAGAAATGATACTCGGATTAGATTGTTCATCAAGAGCAATACATGGTGCTGTTGTAGATGAAAATGAAAACTTAGTAATGCAATTTAGGACAGAGAAACCTAACAACAAAGATGAATTTAATACTAGATTCTTAAATATTGTTGATAATTTTGCAAAGATATTAAGTAAAATAAATATAGAAAAGGCTTTTGTAGAAGCTGCAATTTATATACAAAACCCAAAATCCACAATTGAAATAGCTAGGGTTGTAGGTGGCGTTCAAATAACATGTCATAAAAATCAAGTACCTTGTCAATTAGTAGATAATACAAAGTGGAAAAAAGAAATAGTAGGTAAAGGCAACTGCTCTAAAACACAAATTATGGAATTTGCTGTAGATAAATGGGGAGATGTCTTTTTAGAACAAGATTATGCTGATGCAGCTTGTATTGCATTATATGGATTAAAGGAGAGTAAAGATGGGAATTCCTAGAGGATATAAGAAAACTAGCGATGATATGAAATTTTATTATTCATCACCTAGAAAGCAGAAGAAAACTAAACCTAAAGACAGTCTACCTAAAGGCATGACTGCAAAAGAATTTAAAGAGAAATACGCCAAAGTAGTTTGGTGTGATTACTATGCTTGTATACATAACGAATCACCAGAGGGAGCAAGTAGAAAGATAGGAACTATATTAGAAAATCCTAACTACGAACCTCTAGGTACTAAAGATGAATCTTGGAAAGGCGTATGTAACAAGAAAGAGATAGGTATAAGATTTAAAACAATCACAGGAACTGGTAATTTAAAACATAAAGTTCCAGAATGTTTCAATGCTGCATCTAATAAAACAGGTAGAATGGATATGAGTAGATTAATGCAGGGTGGATCTGCAATAGGTGGTAGTATAGAATCACAAAGTGGTGATCAAGGTTATACAAATTATTCCTTTGGTTCTAAATGGGAGGGTAAATAATGCCTAAAAACTATCCTGAAGAAGTAAAACTAGCTGCTCTTGAATTATTTTTAGATAATAAAACAGGGGAACAAATAGCTACAATTGTAAATCAAGAGTTTGATCTTGAATTAAAAGCTCCAACGATATATGCTTGGGCGAAAAAGTATGATTGGAAAAGTGAAAACGCTTCTATGACAACAAAAGCAAAAGAGATAGTTAAAGAGAAACAAAGTCAAAGAATAGCTAGATTACAAAGTGAACACTTAGATTCTTATGAAAAGATGCGAAAGAAAGCTGAAGCTGAATTAGAACTCTTAGATTTTGAAAGAGCTTTTGAAGCAGTTAAAGCTATGGATATCGGTATACAAGGTGAAAGAAAAACCATGGAAGGTATGGTAAACTTACAATTTGTACAAGATGTTCTAAGTGTATTAGTTGAAGAAATAACAGATCCAGATGTAATAACAAAAGTTGCAAACAGATTACGAACATTAGTTGCGGAGCGAGACGACATTGAATAAGAAAGATGAATTAGTTACATTTGATGATGCATTTAGTAAATTAGCTGAAGGTATTACTACAGGTAATGTATCTTTTAAAATAGGTAGCTTCTATGAGTTTCTTAGAGATGTATGGTCACAAAGTTTTGACAACCCTGAATACTTTGGAGCTTGGCACGTTGGTGTTCTTGCTGATGATATTGAAGATTGTTTAGAAAAAGGTCTTAATTATGTAGCAGTATTACCACGTTTTCATTTCAAATCTACTATTTTAGGGCATGCTTTTAGTGTTTGGAGATTATTGAAATCTCAAAGAGACATGTCTATACTTTATTTATCTTATAGTGATGGTATGGCAAGATATCATTTACAAGAAATAAATAAAACAATAAAT